TATTTAAATGGGCAGAGGATACAACTATACCGAGGGGTTTATTTTGAGCTAGCTGTCGAAGCTCGTATAGAATTTGAAGATTATAAGCATAAAGAATTAATGTTTTAAGGCCCACGGGAGCCGTAATCCCAACCAACCTTTCGTAGTTCAAACCGCAACATCACCTGGAGTAATAATCATGTCCTTTGATATTTCCGCATTCAATCCTGAATCCTTCCTCGACGCCAACCTGACCGAACCGACTGAAAAGCGCAAGCCTCTTCCCGTCGGCGACTACACCGCAGTTGTCGGAACTGTCACCGCCCGCACGTGGCAAGGCCGGGCCGACGCTTCCAAGTGTGGTATCGCTTGGGACATCCCCCTGACTATCGACGTTCCGGCGGAAGTTCAAGCCGAACTCGGGATGGACAACTCTACCCTGAATCTCAAGGACTCGATCATGATCGACCTGACGGAGAATGGGACCATCGACAACGGGCCGGGCAAGAATCGCCGCCTCCGTGCATACCGTGAAGCTACGGATATGAACAAGCCGGGCGATGTATTCTCCGCCCGCAAGATGGAAGGGAAGATCGTTCGCGTCAAGATCATCCACGATATGTGGGAAGGTCAGCCGATCGAAAAGATCTCCGGGGTCGTGGCTCTGTAATCGAACGTAGCACCCAGGGGGAGGTTTCGGCCTCCCTCTTTTTTGGAGTCTTTTCATGACCAAGCGTTTCATAGCCATCAACAGCGTTGTAATCTCCGAGAACAGGCAACGGCGGCAGTTCCCCCAAGCCGAGCTGAATGAACTCGCGGAGAGTATTCAAGCGACCGGCCTCCTCCACGCCCCGACTCTCCGGATCGAAGGAGATAACTACGTACTTGTCTCGGGTGAGCGTAGATTCCGGGCGATCAAAGACATCTACGAACTCGGCGGGAAGTTCAAGTATGACAACGAGGAGGTTATCTCAGGCCTTCTTCCCTATACCTTCCTCGGAGACCTCTCCCCGGTCGAGGCGATGGAAGCCGAACTCGACGAGAATATTCGTCGGATGGACTTGACCTGGGTAGAGCGGGCGGCTGCATCAGCCAAGCTCATGGAACTCCGGTCAGCCCAGGCAACGGCGAGTGGAAAACCTGCACCAACCCCGGCTGACATCTCGGAAGAAGTTCGCGGTTCTCGTCTGGGTTCTAACCAAGACATGACGCGGAAGGAACTAATCCTCGCGGACCATCTTCACATTCCGGAAGTAGCTGCCGCGAAATCCGTAGACGAAGCATTCAAGATTCTCAAGCGGAAAGAAGTCGCTCGGAAGAATACTGAACTCGCGGAGACAGTCGGCCGGACGTTCAACAGTTCCGCCCACACTCTCCTGAATGAAGATGCTTGCAACTGGATGGCTGACGCTCCCGCCGAATCCTTCGACATCATCCTGACAGATCCTCCCTATGGTATGGGTGCTGACGAGTTTGGAAACAGCGGAAAATCCGGGGAGTACGATAAGCACACTTACGTCGACGATCTAGAAAATGCAATGAAGTGCTACACTGTTCTCGCATTCGAAGGCTTCCGCATCACCAAGCCAGACGCCCACCTGTATGCTTTCTGCGACATCGACCTATTCCCCGACCTTAAGATCCTCTTCGCCGACGCTGGCTGGAAGGTCTTCCGTACCCCTCTCATCTGGTACAAGCCCTCTGCCTTTCGCGCACCCTGGCCAGAGCACGGCCCGCAGCGAAAGTACGAGACTATCCTCTTCGCAATCAAGGGCGACCGCAAAGTCAACCATCTCTACCCCGACGTACTGACCTACCAACCTGACACCAACCTCGGCCACCAAGCTCAAAAACCTGTCGACCTTTTCCGCGATCTTCTCTCTCGTTCCTTCCGCCCAGGTGATTCCATCCTCGATCCCTTCTGCGGTTCCGGTCCGAGCTTTCCAGCTGCCCATGCTCTCCAATGCCGCGTCACCGGGATTGAACTTTCCCAATCCCACTACGGGATCGCTCTGAAGCGACTCCAATCCCTTTCCGATGAACCAACTTTGCCAGGACTAGAATAATGGAAACTCGTACCACTCGCATCGCCCTCCTCGACACCGAAACCACGGGCCTTGAACCAAACGAAGTAATCGAATTCGCGTGGGTAGGTCTGGATGACGTGACCTTCAATCGTCAGACTAACATCACCTGCAACAAGTACAACACAGATCTGACGATCAGCTATGGAGCTGCAGCCACGCACCACATCCTCCCGTGTGACTTGGTCTACTTCCCCAAGTTCTCTGCTGACGAAATTCCGGCTGCAGAATACTTGATCGGCCACAATATTGACTTCGACTGGAAAGCTCTCGGCAAGCCTGCCGGGAAGCGCATCTGCACTCTCGCCCTCTCCCGTCGCATCTGGCCTACTCTCGACAGCCATTCGCTTAGTGCAATGTTCTACTTCCTCTTCGGGATGAACGACCTCTCCCGCACCGTCCTGCGCGAGGCTCACAGTGCCTTCCACGATGTTGCAATCACGCACCGAATTCTCCAGTGCATCGTAAACAAGCTCGAAATAACCTCCATCGAGGAACTCTACGAGAAGTCAGAAGAAGCCCGCATCCCAACGCATATGCCATTCGGGAAGTTCAAGGGTCTCCCAATCTCCGAAGTCGATAAAGGTTGGGCTTCCTGGTATCGCAAGCAATCCGACACCGACCCCTATATCATGATCGCTCTCTCCCGCGCGGGGAAGTAATCATGTCCGGCTTTGGTCAGGCATTTCTCAAGCAAGAAGGGGCGGTAATAAAGATTGATCCTTGGGATGAGGGGGAGGATGAGGGGGAGGACACAACCGTCTGGATGGAACTCTCCCTCTCCACCAAGCTCACCCGCGACGAAGTTCACACGCTCGTCGACACCTGGTTGACGGAAAACAATTGGGAGTGATATGCCACAAAGCCGTACTGCCTCGCTGACCGAAGCTGCTCTTAACGTAGCTCTCGGTTTTTGTGTTTCGGTGCTGGCGAACTGGATAATCCTCCCACACTACGGAGTATCAAACAAACTAGCAACCTCTATCGAAATCGGTATCTGGTTTACCTTTATTAGTTTTTTACGCAGTTATATATTAAGAAGATTATTCGTCTGGATTCATCAGAAAGGAATTTTGCAATGAGTCATCCTAATCATTGGCATATGATAAACGGAGTAGAAAGCAGAACTCATAAGGCTTGGACTTGTATGAAGCAACGATGTAATAATCCTAATGCAACTGGCTATGAGAATTACGGTGGGCGTGGTATTAGATATGATCCCCGTTGGGAAGCTTTTAAAAATTTTTTGCTGGATATGGGGGAGTGCCCAGAGACAATAGAAGGTCTATCATTAGATCGCATAAATAACGATGGAGATTACACAAAAGGAAATTGTAGGTGGGCTACAAGACAAGAGCAAAGTTTAAACAGAAGGCGTCTAGTGAGCAATACTTCTGGATTAACGGGGGTGACATTTAAGAAAGATCGTAATCATTGGTATGCTTATGCTCGCTTAAATAGGGTACAAATACCGTTATATTACGGCAAGGATTTCTTTGAAGCCTGCTGCGCACGTAAGTCATGGGAGAATTTTAATGTCTAGAATGGGAACTGGACAACCTAACAGCAAGATCATGATTGTCGGCGAGAACTTCACCGAGGCGGAAGAGTTTCAAGGAGAAGCCTTCCTAGGAATGAGCGGCGAGCGACTGAACCGAATGCTCCACGACGTAGGCATCATGCGCTCGGAATGCTACACGACGAATCTCTGCAATCGCTACCCGCCGCACGGAGATATAAATAACTGGATTGCACACAAGCAGAAGGACATCACTGCTTCCCATACGATGTGGAAAGGGAAGTATGTTCTCCAGCCGATCATGGAAGGGTACGAGCGACTGATGCGCGAGATCGAGCTGGTTAAGCCCAACATCATCATCGCTTGTGGAAATGCTGCAGCGTGGGCATTGACCGGCGCTTGGGGCGTGATGAAGTGGCATGGCTCCCAGCTCAATATCGACGGAGACCCGACCAAGACCAAGGTAATCCCAACCTACCATCCGGTGCAGATTCAATGGGCCTACGACCTCCGCGCTATCATGGTGAATGATCTGAGGCGGGCAGCGAGGGAAATCAACACTAAAGAATATACTAACATCCCAGCCTGGAACTTTCTAATCCGTCCATCTTTCGAGGAAGTTTTCTCCTCCTTAACATATTTACTGGAAAAGTTAAACTCTGAATCTATATGGATTTCGTTTGACTTAGAGACTCGTGCAGGACATATAACTTGTGCTGGACTAGCTTGGTCAAAGACCGAAGCCGTGTGCATTCCTTTGATGGTGAATACCAGCCAGGATGGATATTGGGAACTGGAGGAGGAAGCTGTTATAGTACATAAGCTATACCGGATTCTCACCCACCGCAACGTGAAAGTTCTCGGGCAGAATCTCCTATACGATGCTCAATACACCTACCGCCATTGGCATTTCGTACCCAGAGTAATACAGGATACCATGATTTCTCATCATACTATGTGGGCAGGGCTTCCGAAGAAACTTGATTTCCAGGCATCCATGTATTGTGATTACTATGTACAATGGAAACCAGATAAAGATACGTGGAAGTCTGGGGGTTAGACATGACAGCTAGACAAGCAGGATCAACTAGACTATTTCGCGGAGAGTTAGCCAGGATGGGATTGCACAAACATCATCCATTCTACATGGCTTGGGTTAACATGAAAACTCGATGCGATAATCCTAATAGCTCTCAATACCAGTGGTATGGTGCAAGAGGTATTACCTACTGTGCTGAATGGCAAGTGTTTCGAAATTTTTATACGGATATGTGGGAAGACTGGCGCGAAGGGTTAGAACTAGATCGTCGTAATAATAGTAATCCATATTCCTACGAAAACTGCAGATGGACTACGCACCAAATTAATTGTCTAAATCGCCGGGCTAAGGGAGAAAACCGTGCAAGCTAATCGCCATGAAACTGAAGATGATCTGTGGACTTATAATTGTAAGGATTGTACTAACACCTTTGAAATTGCGGAAAAGGAACGCGCAGCTATAGCACAAATGGGCCTTGGTGAGGTCGAGGCTTTCCAGCAAGCGCTCTTCTGGCCAGTCCTCAAGGCTATGCAGATCGGTGTTCGAATTGATAAGAAGGGAAGAAATCTCTTCGCGATGGAACTCCAAGAGGAAATGGAGGCGCGTGAAGCTCTGTTCAATAAAATCCTCGGCCACCCGCTAAACCCACGCTCATCAGTCCAGATGGCCAAGCTCTTCTACAACGATCTCGGCATCCCCCCTATCATGTCGCGCGCAAAGAAAGGTGCGCCAGCTCATATCACCTGCGACGATGAAGCTCTCGTCAAGATCATGAAAAAGGAACCGATCACGATTCCGCTGATCCGAGCAATCCAAGAATACCGCTCCCTCGGCGTGTTCCTCTCCACCTTCGTTCTTGCTCCACTCGATAAGGATGATCGGATGCGGTGCTCCTACAACATCTGCGGGACGGAAACGTATCGGTTCAGTTCTTCCGCTAACGCCTTCGGCTCCGGAACCAACCTCCAGAACATTCCGAGCGGCGCGGAAGAAGATGGCCTCGTCCTTCCTAACGTCCGCAAGCTCTTTATCCCTGACGAAGGCTACACATTCTTCGACATGGACCTTGACCGAGCCGACATGCAGGTTGTCGTGTGGGAGTCCGGGGAACCCGCCCTCAAGGAAGCCCTCCGCAAGGGCGTCGACATGCACATCTTGAACGCCATCACGCTCGCCGGAAAAGAACTCCCTGACCTCGATTGGCTCTGCGACGGACACCCCGAATATGATCGGATCAAGTCCATCTACAAGCGTGAGCGCCAACTCGCCAAGGCCTTCATTCACGGGACCAACTATGCCGGCGGCGCCAGAACAATGGCTATCGCAGCCGGCGTAACCGTCGCCCAAGCCGAGCGCTTCCAACGTATCTACTTCGGTGCCTACCCCGGTATCAAGGAATGGCACACCCGTACTGAACGCCAACTGAAAACTCACCACTATGTCCAAAACGCTTTTGGTTATCGTCGCTATTATTTCGATCGTGTGGATGGTCTGCTCCCTGAAGCCCTCGCGTGGATACCACAATCTACCGTTGCCAATGTCATCGACCGAGCCTGGCTCAACATTTACAACAACCTCAAGGAAGTCAAAGTTCTCTTGCAAGTTCACGATTCCCTCTGCGGAGAATTTCCAACCCACCGCAAGGCCTGGTGTATCCAGCGAATGCAAGAGGAAAGCCAGATCGTGATCCCCTACCCCGATCCGCTCATCATCCCAGTAGGAATCAACTGCTCAACTGAATCATGGGGAGCCTGTAAATAGGGGGTATGAAATGACAAGAGACTACAAAACAGATCCTACATACAAATCTTGGGAATGCATGAAGCAACGATGCTTAAACCCTAATAATCCTAGATTTGATTCCTATGGTGGACGTGGCATATGTATAGAACCAGCTTGGTTATCTTTCTCGGGATTTCTTGCCGATATGGGAGAACGCCCAAAAGGAATGACCCTCGACAGAATTGACAATGACGGGGATTATACTAAGGCAAATTGTCGATGGATTTTACACGGACATCAGCAAAGAAATACTAGGAGAAATAAATTGTCACTACATCTTGTAAAAGAAATACTTGCGGTTCAACGTGTCTGGGAAGGTAGCGACAGGGAACTAGCCAGACAATTTGCAAAAGAGTTGGGGGTCAAAGCTGAGACCATTAGAGAAGTTTTAAAAGGGCGGATCTGGAATGACTAAGCGCAATTACCCCGATTGGCTTAAGGCCTACGTCGACTACGCCTCGGTCACGGAAGCCCCAAAGCGAATGCACTTCTGGTCCGGAGTCTCCGCTATCTCCGGGGCGCTCCGCCGGAAAGTCTGGATCGACATGGCGCGCTTCCAATGGTTCTGCAACATGTACATCGTCTTCGTCGCCCCTCCTGGAGTCGTTTCAAAATCCACTACCACCGACATTGCGATGGATCTGCTGAAAGAAGTCCCCGGAATCAAGTTCGGCCCGGACGTTGTGACTTGGCCCGCTCTCGTCTCCGCCTTCGCTGCTTCGTCCGAGTCCTTCATCTACGAAGACGAATGGCACACGATGTCGCCGCTCACGTTGGTCGCTTCCGAAATGGGTTCCCTGATCAACCCGCAAGATCGCGAGATGGTCAACCTATACATCACCCTCTGGGATGGGAGAAGGACGTTTGAAAAAGTCACAAAAATGTCTGGAAACGACACAGTTGAAGCTCCATGGATTAACATGCTTGCTTGCACTACACCCCACTGGATCGCTGATAATATGCCTGCAGCTACCGTCGGAGGTGGATTCACATCGCGTTGCGTCTTCGTCTATGCCGACACGAAGGAAAGATACATCCCATTCGTTGACGAAATGGCAGATACCTCCGACGACGAAACCAGAAAAAAACTGATCCAGGATCTCGAACATATCTCTCTCCACATTGCCGGTCCATACAACATTACTAAGCAAGCTCGAGACTGGTATCGTCCGATCTATGAGGTGTTCTGGAAGTCAGCCTCCGAACGGATGGATGATACGGTATTGGAGGGTTATGCCGCTCGCAAGCAGACCCACCTTTTCAAAACCGCTCTGATCATTGCAGCCTCCCAGCGCGACGAGCGGATCATCACACTCGAAGATCTCCAGCTCTCAATGATGATGTTAGAAGATGTGGAAGAAACAATCGGGAAGGTATTCTCTCGGATCGGCCGAACGGAGACTTCCCTCCAAGCTGAGAAGTTCATCCAGTTCGTCCTCCGTCGTGGCGGAGTTGCTTACGATGAAGCCTATCGGATGGTCTACACCCACTTCACGGACTTCCGGGATTTCGAAGGGATTGTTTCCGGGGCTATCCGCTCGGGCCAGCTTGTTCTTGAACAGAAGGCGGATAAGTTCTGGCTGCGGGCGGCGAACCGCCCAGGTGAAACGAGTTTCCGCCAACCTCCTCCCAGTCGCCCGAATCCTTCATCGACACTTGATCTGGTGATTCCATGAACACGATACCGCAATGTAACGCGAACACGAAAAAGCATCCCTTCTCAGTCGAGAACCTAATCACAAGCGGTCTCGGTTATTGCTGCGCCTGGGTCTTCTTTCGCCGCTTCAGAAGAACAGCCCTGATTGCTGCCCGCTTAGGGGTAACACCCAGAGCTGTCCGTTACGCTAAAGCTCGGTTTAATTCAGGTGAGATGCAGTGTCAGCATTGTGGGAATTGTATGGAGAAAAGAATCACTTGACGTTGTACCCCCGGTTCAGCCAGTCTCTCCGGATAGCTTCTTCCGCTGCTTTCACTGTACCCAGCCGCCCGTTCCGCACCATCATTTCCGCCTGACTCCGAAGCTCCTCCCGCGATTTCGTCAGCTGCATATTCGGCCCTCCGATAGCTCTATCATAACTCGGGGCGGCCGATTCTTTTTCCGGTGCGGCTTTCGTTCCATCCCCAAACAGACTCTCCCCTGTCGCATCCTTATACACCTTATGAGCGTTCGGACCAAGCACATCTGACCCTCCGAACAGCCCCGCAAGTTGCATCACATTCTGCGCATTCGCCTGTTTCCACAGATTATCCTGTTCCTCCATCCGACCGGACTCTTCAATCATCTGCTCCCACGTCATCCGGTTCAGCACACCCGGATTGAACGGAACATACCTATCACCGTCATCTTGAATCATTTTGTACTCCCTTCAATCGGAACACTGTTCGCAAGCAACTCCGTCTTCCTCTCACCACTCTTCGTAGATCCAAAGTAATACGCTAGGACCTGCTCACATTTCGCGCTGAGGTAGCCGACAAGAGTTCCAGCAAGGACAGACTCGACCTTAGCGTAACCAAGGAGAGTTGCACAGACCAGAGTAATAAAAGCTCCAACAACAAGGTATCCGAGGTTCCTGTTTGTTTTGTCCTGGACAACTTCCTCACGTCGTCTAGCTGAATCACGGTCGCCGGCATATAATTGTTGCTCCTGTATATCAAGTTCTTTCATTCGGGTTTTGAGAGCTTCTTCCGCCATTCTGATCTGAACAATCTGGTCGCCGGATAATCTCCCGCTTTCCACCTTGCTCTTGATCTCCTGCTCCGTCGCCCCTCCCATTCCAAAGGCTGCGCCGAGTGCCTCCACAGCAAGCCCTGCGAAGGGACCTCCTAACGCTGTAGCTACGGTCGGAGCAATCACTCCGATGATGTTCTTCCAGTTAATATCTGCCATGTTACCTCCTATTATTTAATATGGTCCTTCGCCCAAATTATAAGGGCCCCTACGGGAGCTCCAACATAAGCGAGAAATTTCAGGAATAGGATAACTCCGTGGGATCTTTCCATTATCTGAAATAGTTCTTCGAGTCGCGGGCGAAGCTTTTCTTCCTGTTCAATATGGTCATGAACTATTGCCCTGAGCTCCAAAAGAAGACTATGCAGTTGATTGTACTCACCATCAGTCATAATTAAGCCACCCCAATCTCACCTTCAGCCTCAAGAGTCAGCGCCGTAGTAGTACCCGCACCCCCCACCAGAAAGTCTGTCGTATCGAGCCTGAGCATTCCGTACCAGTCAATATAGCTATTTGCCGCTACACTCTGCCCTGTCCCTACAACTTCAGTTCCTGCCACATTACCTCCGGTCGCCCCGAGCCAGAGCGAGAAGGTTGCTGCCGAAGCAGTCTTGTTACTGATCCTGATATGGCGGAGGATAAGATACGTTTTGGTGTTGCTCGATCCGCCTGATGGCATCACGCCCCCTGTCAGCGTCGGGGGATTAAGCAGATCACTTGTCAGCGTAGTCGTCAGCGCCAGCGGGCCAATGCGAATAGTTTTGTTTGCAGCCATTTTTTTCTCCAGGTTAAGTGATAAATATTACTAAGCTACTCGTTACATTGTCCAGGGCGGCCCAACATAACCATCGTCATTGTCGTCAGTACAGAAAAAGAATATCGGAACTAGCTGCGGGGAGACTGACGACCCTCCTCCACCACTACCACCTGAACCACCACGCATGGTAATAAAAGAGATCTGTTCGTTCCCATCCACATCCCCATCCTGTATTTCTCCATTCATTCCCGACATAGGATAGGTCCCATTAGCCAGTGCCAAAAGAGAAGGACTACTTGTAACTTCCCAAACCCTATTCATTGCAACAGACAGTTTATAGAACCAGTCTCTCCAAACCTGATCCTCCATGTTGGAAGTGTTCGGAGGTGGGGGAAATTTCGCAATCATTCTTTACCTCCCCAGTCTTTCCGAATTTTCCTACGACGTTCTTGGGTAGCCGCTCGTTCGATCTTGATGGTGGCTTTCTGCTCGGGAGATGTACCATAGATTGGGAAGCCGATCGCAGAAGCCACCGGCCGAGTGATTCTCTGGCTCGGCGTCAGTCCCGGCTGCATCGCAGTATTCACTGTGAACGGGAGAGCTGCTTGAGCTGCGTGCCCCACGAAGGTTTCAAACTTCGGTGCAGTGTCCCCATAGCCAGACTTTCCTGACATCCGGTCGACTAGCATCTTGGGAGCAAATCCCAGTTTGTTATACGCGAATCGAACCGGATCAGTTGCTGCATGGACAGCCTCAAAGGTGTGCTTACCCGCCTGCATAGACGTTCCATCCTCAAATTGAAGCCTTGTCGGATCTTTATTCTCGAAGATGGAGTGACCAGAAGTCATATAGTTAATCCCATTCAGGAGTGTTATCCAGTACAGGGTTGAGCGGAGAGCATATCGGCGATACAAATCCGTCGCGTTCTCCGGTTTCCACAAACCTCGCAGAGTACGGTCACTCTCTCCAAACGCTTTGAATCCCGCCCTCAAAGTACTGACTGCCCAGTCCGGCGCAAACGCAAGCATCTGAGCGAATCGCTGGCCTTCCGGCCCCGCGAAGAACATTCCGAGCTGCCGTCCAAGCTGAGTCTTCGCATCCGCTGCGATGTTGAACCAGTTCAAGCCGCCCGTCAGATCGTTCGCATACGTCGCTACTTCCCGCGCGATCTGTTCCCGTGATTTCAGCGGAACCTTCTTTGGATTCGCCGCATGTGCTTCCGCATTACGGAGAGTCAAAGTCTCGAACTCTTTCAGGAAGACAGCCCCTTTAATACCCGCGTGGAGATAATCCCAAGTCAGCTTATCCAGCTTCCCATTCACCCAGTCAATTTTATCCGTAACCGCAGTTCCGATCTTCAATTCCTTTCCGACCAGCCGAGGGGTTATGTTATTAACCGCCTTTCCAATATCCCCGATAATTGACTGGCTTACATCCAGCGGAATCTGCATCGAGAGGCCGTTCTTGATCCCCAGGTCGAGCGTATCCCCAAGTCCTCCCTCTCGATACATCTTCAGTGCCGCGTTAATCGGCTCCATGTTGACGCCAGTCTTGGTCGAATAAAAATCCTTCCCCATCGCGTTGATGTAGACTTCCATCAGACTCTTCGCGTGGAAGAGGGAACCGAAGACTTGTACTCTCTTCACCGCCATCGCAAGTCCATGCAGTCCCCTCGTTACAACGTTCGGATCAGAGTTATTCAGCACCACCTTTAGGCTATCCACCAGATCAGGATGAACTCCATACCCTGTCATTTGTGGGTGGTTCAGCTTTTCATACCCCTGCGGAATGTTGTTATTCTTATCCTGCCGCACGATGTAGGATTCTCCGGCGGGCGACTTCGCTTGCTTCAGGTTATCCAGAAGAATCTTGTTTTCGATCGCGGTGCGCATGGACTTTGTATACAACCCGACGATCTCACCCACATCCTGCGTCTTGAGACGAAGTCCACTCCCCTTCAGTGCCGAGTTAATCTCGTCAAAAGTTTCATACTTCCCACGCTTTCCAAATCTGGTGTTCGGGGAGCCGCTCGATCCGCCTTCGCCAGACTCAAAGATCCTCCGAAGGATTCCACTCTCTTGCTCCAGCGTCATGGTCGGATCACGTTCGACTATATACGAGATATAATTCGCTCGCATCCCTTTGATCACTTCCGCGTCCGTCGCTTCCTTTCCGATATTATCCAGGAACTGACGAACATACCCGTAGACCTGCCGCTCTTTCGGCGCGAGTCCTTCAGGCGAACCGCGGTCCAGTGCCTCGGACACAGCAACCCGACGGGCGGGATCGGGAATAGCAGTGTTAATATCCCGAACCATGTTGTCGGTCATACGCTGTTGCGAGGCAATGTTCCCGTTGCGGATAGAGATGAACTGATCTGTCGTTAGCTTCCGGGCGGGCTTCAACGCGGCCTTGCCGAGAATGATAGCAGAAGCTACTGCCGCACCATAGACCGGATCGCCTGTCTTTCCGCCGATGTATGTCCCTGCGCCAAGCACGGCTCCGACGCGGGCGGCATTCCAGGTGGCTTGCTTCCACGAGAGGGTCTTTCCCATACCGGCTAAGGTACGAGGGAGCCGCATCAAACCTGCTCCAGCAATCCCACCGAGGAT